GGGCAGCAGATCGTGCGGCCAATGGCAACGCTGAACAGCGCGAACTGACCTTGTTCGCTGAGTTAACCGGTGCCGGCATTGCAGATCTGGAGGGCCTGAAACTGGTGGACTACTACCGTTTGCAGGCCGGCTATTTTCGCCTGGTGCACGATGACGGGGTTTGATCCCCGCGTCATGAAAATGGTGGCGAAACGTCTGGCGGCGGAGACCGGATTTTCCGCTGCCGACATTCAGACGATGCCATTTGCCGAGATGGTGTGGTGGCTCACGGATTGAGCCGCTACCGGTAATGCTGTGCAACTGGGAGCCAGGATATGGCGAACAAGATCGCCCTCGGGCTGGTGATCGGCGGCGCCGTCAGTTCGACGGTCGGCGCTGCCTTCAAAGATGTGACGGGGCGGATCAAGCGCCTCGAAGTGGAAGGCAACAAGGCGCGCGTGCTGCAGCGCACCATTGGCGACACCATTCGCCTGCGCGATGAATGGAAAAAGGCCCACGACAGCGGCGCTGCTGGGGCGTCCAAGTTACTGGGTCGGCTGAACTCCAACCTCGACAGCTTGAAAAAGCAGGGCGTCGAGGTCGGTCGGTTGGACAAGGCATATCGGTCGCTGGGCCAGGCCGCGAAAAAGGCCGAGTTCAAGGCCAAAGGTTATCAGCAACTGGATGCTGGCAAGGCCGGTATGAAAGGCGCGGTCGGTGCAGCAGTTGTGGGTGTCGGCGCCTTGGTGGTGCCGACCAAGGTTAGCGCGGACTTTGGGGCCATTGTTCGGGACATCGCGATCAAGGCCGGCATTGCCAACAAGCCACAAGAACAGGAGATGTTGCGCAAGATCATCGACACTTCACGCGATACCGGCATGGCGCGTAATGACGTGGCCGATGTGGTCAACCAGTTGGTTGGCGCCGGTATGGAGTTGAGCAAGGCGCTGGAGTACGCGCCGGTCGCGGCCAAATTTGTCGTGGGGCAGGGGTCGAGCGGTGTTGACACGGCGAAGATGATTAACGCGCTGGGGCAAAACGCCAAGATCACCGACCCCAAACAGATGCAGCAGGCGCTGGAGGCCATTGCCTATCAAGGGCAGGCGGGCAGCTTTGAAGCGGCCGACATGGCCAAGTGGTTCCCTGAATTGTTGGCCAACATGGGCAGTCTGGGCATCACTGGCATGGATGCGGTGACGCAGTTGGGTGCCATGCTGCAAGTGCAGATGAAGAGTGCCGGCGGCGCCGATGAAGCAGCCAACAACCTGAAAAACTGGATGGGCAAGATCGGCTCGACCGACACGGTCCAGGCCTATAAAAAGGCTGGCATCGACTACAAGGGCTCGATGCAGACCGGTTTGCAAAACGGTATGTCCACGCTGGAAACCAGCATGGCGCTGGCTCAGAAATACATTCAGGCCACCGATCCGAAACGCGCGGCAGCGATGGCCGAGGCGACGGCGAAGATCAGCAAGGAATCGGATCCGGAGAAAGCCAAGGCCATGATGGCCTCGCTGGAGGAGTCATTGCGCACCGGCGACTTGTTCGCCGATATGCAGGTCAAGGCTGCGCTGTCGGCCTACATGCAGAACAAGGCCCTGTACAGCCAACTCAAAAACGATTCACGCGATGCCACGGGGATCCTCGACAAAAACCTCAGCGAACGGCGCGAGTCGTCGTCGCAGAAATGGGCGGAAATGGCTCAGTCGATGGATGACGCCATGCGCAGCGTGGGGGACGCGCTGCGCCCTGTGACCGATACCGTGGCCGAGACGTTGACCACAGTCACTAAGGGCATTACCGCGCTGTCTGACAGTACGCCCGGGGTGGTGACGGGCATCGTGGCGGTCGGTGGTGGGTTGATCGCGCTCAAAAGCGCCTTCAGCTCTTTCAAAATGGCGAAAGGGTTGTTCAACCTGGCGCGCGGTTCGTTGGGCGGCGGCAAATCAGGCGAAGTGCAGAAGGTCTTTGTGACCAACGCCAAGGATGGAGACAGCGACGGCGACGGCAAAAAAGATGCAGCGCCCAAGGGCAAGACGGGCAAAGCGCTGTCGCTGGTGGAAACCGGACTCAAGGCGGTGGCGGCTTTCAAGGGTAAGTCAACCGATGCCGACGGTGATGGCGACGACGATAAGCCCGACGGCAAAGGCGACAAAAAGGCCGGCGGTTTCGACCTGGTTGCGACGGGCTTTAAAGTGGTAGAGCTGGCCAGGGAGGCGACCTCCGGGGGTGATGAACCTGGGGCGGAGTCAGGATCGGATGCCGACGGTGTCCAGAAGGTGTTTGTTGTCAATGCGGGGGCCATGGGTGGCGCCGTTGAAGGGCCTGGAGCAACGCGGCGTCTTGGACGTAATGCAAGGCGCGGTCCGTTGCGCCGTCGCCGGTTGCCTAGCCCGCCCCGGGCGGGTGGTCCGTCGCGACTGCCAGTGCCACGTCCACCAGTGCCGCGTCCGCCGGTACCAGTGCCACGTCCACCAGTGCCGCGTCCGCCGGTACCAGTGCCACGTCCACCTGTGCCGCGTCCGCCGGTACCAGTGCCACGTCCACCAGTGCCGCGTCCGCCGGTACCAGTGCCGCGTCCACCAGTGCCGCACCCGCCGGTACCTGTGCTGCGCCCACCAGTGCCGCGTTCGCCGGTACCTGTGCCGCGTCCACCAGTGCCACGCTCGCCGGTACCTGTGCCACGTCCACCGATTCCGGAACCAGTCCCTGGTGCTGTGATGAGCAAGCTCGGGGCAGTCGCACAAACGGTCAGCAAAATCGGCAAGGTTGGCAAGATCATCCCGGGCGGCTCGCTGATGGAAGCCGGCGCCATGGCGTTCGACACGTTTGAAAATGCCTCGACTAAGGACGAAAAGGCCGAGGGTTATGGCGCGGCCGCCGGCAATCTGGCCGGCACCATGGCTGGCGCTGCGGCGGGGGCGGCCATTGGTTCAGTGGTGCCGATCATCGGTACTGCTATCGGCGGCTTGATTGGTGCGTATCTCGGCAGTCAGGGCGGCGCGGCGTTGGGCGGTTCCCTGGGTAAGTCGCTGTTCGGTGGCGATGATGAGCCCGAGGAAAAGCCTGAAGCAAAACCAGTGCCACTGGTGACGCCTTTGCTGATGGGGCCGCGCCCGGGTCCGGCGGTTCCCAGCTTGGCTGCCATGGGCCAGTCGCTCAATGAGGTGAAAGGTCAGGGCAATCCGGCGAATGGGGCGGGCGTGTTGCTCATGGCGCCGGCGCCGACTGCGCAAAAACCGGTGCTGGGTGATGTCGCGCGCTCCCTGGCGGTGCCGGTACCGACCAAACCTGCGGCCGTTGCAATTCAGCCCAAAGAGCCGGAGAAGCCTGTGCTGGCCAAAGTGGATCAGCAATTTCAGTACTCACTGAGCATGCCGGTCACGGTAAATGGTGATGTCAAAGACCCGCAACGCCTGGCTCAGGATCTGATGCCGCACATGCAGCGAATGATGGCGGACGCGGCGAAACAGAACGCCACGAAACTGTACGACGAACCTCACCTGTAAGGAGGCCTGATGGCTTATATGGAACAGATGCAATCAAGCCTCAAGTACCTGGTCGAAGCGGGTGAGGCTGGGCGGCGCAGTGCGGATGGCATGCTGGGGCCGGTCAACGGTGCAATTCGCGAGTTGACCGGAGCTGCATCCGAGCTGGAAAACATTCCGTTTGTGGGGCCGACTATCGGCGCCAAGCTGCAGCGGGTGATGCGCGGCGTGTACGCGGCCCAGGCCAAGGTCGGCCAGGTGGCGGCTGTGTACGGTCGTGCGACTCGGGCCGCCACGGAAGTACAGGTACGGTTGGGCACGGTGAAAGAACAGGCAAGCAAGGCGGCAACGGCGATCAACAAGTTCGCCGGCCAGGCCAGCCCGTCGCTGGCCAACATAGTGCCCACCAGCTCCTTTGCTACCGATGCCACGCCGGCACCGGAAGCGGTGAAGCCGTTCCCGCATTTGCTGATCATTCAGCCGCAGGATCCCAAAGCCCAACCGTATTACTTCAACCTGGACACGGCAGCCTTCGACGAACTGACGCGTTCGACCGAATTTCGCTGGGCCTCGCAAGAGCGCCTGTCGCGCCGCCCGGCGCAGCAGGCTGTCGGGATGGGCGAAGAAAAACTTACCCTGAAAGGCTCGATTTACCCGGGCTTCAAGGGTGGCCTCAAGCAGCTCGACACCTTGCGCAGCATTGGTGCCCGGCTTCAGCCGCTAACCCTTACCACGGGTTATGGCGAAGTGATTGGGACCTGGTGCCTGAAGAACATCAACGAGGAGCAGAACGTGCTGATGCACGGCGGCATTCCGCGTAAACAAGGGTTCACTCTGGAGTTTGTGCGCTATGGCGACGACATGCAGAACGTCTGATGGAGACATCCTCGATGTCATTTGCCATAACGTTTATGGGCATTTGAACGGCAGTGTCGAGGCGGTGCTGGATGCCAATCAGGGGCTGGCGGATGAACCCCAGCCCTACCGCAGCGGTGTGATGATCGTTCTGCCTGATCTGCCCAGCCCGACAGCGGAGGGGATCAGCTTATGGGATTGACCTTGAGCGGTACCGCCGCCGGCAACCCGTTACGTGATGCGTGACGGCACTTTGTTTTTGACCCGCCTTGTGCGGGTTTTTTTTGGACAAAATCCATGACCCCTACGTTTCGAATCGTTGCCGATGGTGCCGATATCACGGCCAAGATCAATGACCGGCTGTTGCTGCTGCGCACCTCTGACAAGCCGGGTATGGACTCCGACGAGTTTGAATTACGCATTGATGACCGTGACGGCCAGGTCGAACTGCCTCGGCGTGGCAGCTCTATCGAAATCTACATGGGCTATGCCGAAATGTCCTTGGCGCGCCTGGGGCGTTACGCGGTGGACTCGGTCGAGGTGTCGGGCCCGCCGGACACGATTGTGATCAAGGGCAAGGCCAGCGACATGCGCGGCAGTGGCAAGACCATCCGGAGCGGAAGCTGGGAGGACGTGCCGCTGTCGAAGATCGTGGCCGACATTGCCGCACGCAATGGCTGGCAGCCGGTGTGTCCGGTATCAACAAAAGTCGTCCGGGTGGATCAGCTCAACGAGTCCGATTTTAATTTCATCACGCGCCTGGCCAAGCAATACGACTGCACGGCCAAGGTTGCCGACGGCAAGTT